TTTTTTCATACCTAAAACTTCTAGTATGCTAAAACCATCTTTGTCATCTTTTGCACCTTTTTTACCTTTTTTGCCACCTAGTAATTCATTTGTTAATTCTGTTTCTTCAAGTATTCTTTCTAATGTACCACTTGTAGTTTCAAACTGAGCGTCTGACTCTCTTTCTTCCTCAACAAGTTCTTCTCTATCTCCTTTTGGTATAGATTTATTATCTGTTGCCATTATTCCAGCAGTAGTTTGTTTTGCAATTGTTTTATTTTGTTGAGTTTGACTCTGATCGTTGGGTGCTGGGAATGAAGTGTCACCCATTTTTCTGGTATCTCTTGCTTCTCTTTTTCTTAAACCTCTTTTAATACGTAATGCTTCTGACTCACCTTCTTCTTCAGCACGTATTGCTCTCTCAATTCTTTTACCTAAAATAGGTATTCTTGTTAGACCTACTCTAGCAGCAAGTTTTAGAGGTTTAAGTTCTTTCTTCAAATCTCTAAATGCAAACTTTAATCGTGTAGATAACTTCAATACTTCTTTTAATCTAGTATTGGTTTCACCTACCGTTGCTCTAATAAAATCTAATTCTGCCTCATTCAATTGACCAGTACCTTCTATCTCTGCTATACTCTTTTCGGTTGATGATTGTAATTGTAATGCGTCATCATACTCCATGCCTTTGATACTATCAAGGCTGCTGATAGTGTAATTATCAACAAAGTTAATTACCTCTTGTCTGATATTGGCCTTTTCTAACTTCTCTTGGTTCTGATAACCTGCCTTTTTACCTATCGTATCAATGTATTCTTGTAACGAATCAGATATAGCAAACTTCTCATCATCTTCCATCTCTTTTTGTTTCTTTAAGATGGATTGAAAGTTAGGTTTAGGTTTCTTAAATTTTACTTGTTCTGGCATTTATTATTCTTTGTTTTTAACTTTAGATGGTTTACCGTTTACATATATTGCAAACCAACCTGCACCAGCCCCAACTACTACTGACACTAACCCTGCCTGTGCGTTGTTAGGATTTTCTAACATCATAAACCAGTTGATTACATCTAAAAATGCCCAACCATAAGCAAGCATTAATAGTCTTGGTACTAGTCTCCAGTTTGACATCAATTCAGGTATCTCTACCTCAATGAAATGCCATAGTGATTTAGCACCATGTTTAAAACCTTGCCAACCTGTTGTTAGCATATTCTTTAAAAAATTCATAAATTATCCTTTTCTTTGTTTTTCTCTTATCTTCTCGTTTTCTTCTTTTATATGTTGCATAAGCATTTCAACATATATCTCCCTCTCCCATGGTATCATATCTTCTAATTCACTTAAAGAGTATTTATGGTACTGCATTAATGCAAAATTAGTACGGTACAAACTCTCCAGGTTTTCATGCAAGAGGGTTACTGAAAAAAATCTGACGCCCCTTGTAACAATAATGTAAACTCTTTACCTGATTTAGGATTGTTATACTTAATCAGGTGTGATACAATAGGTAAATGTTCAAAGTACTCTCTTATCTGTTTAAACTGCTTTGTAGTTAAATGTTCAACATACTCGTCAAGTTCTTCTACAGATAAATCATTTGCTTCGTGTACTTCGTCACCATTGTATATTTGAGCAATGCAATCCCTAACTAAATTAAAAGACAAATCTAACAATGTTCTTTTGTTAGCAATCTGCATAATTGTAGGCACTTTCATTATCACACCATAGTCTTTTTCAAATTCAATCTTTGTATCAACCTTCTTATCAAGGTCAGGTTTAACATCATCTAATTTTAATTGATAGTCAACAGAAACGGTATCGTCATCTGGACATTTCAATTTCATTTCTATAATTTCACCAACAGATTTACCTCGTATATTTAACCAAAGATATTCAAAGTCATATACTGGTAACTTCGTTACGTCTATTTGTGATAATGTACATTGTTGAACAATTTTAATTAGAGCATTGTTCATCTCACCTTCGTCTTTGCTCTCTACAGCCATCAATAAAACTTTTTCTTCTTTTATTAAGAATGGTCTGTATTTCACCTTTACATTATTTGATAACGTCAAATTATATTCAGGCACCTTTATAAATGATAAACTCATTATTTAACTCCTTATTAATATAAAAAATCACGTATGATTCTAGGGTCTGGTAGACCTTTCGGGAACACACGTCCTCCCGTTGTTCGCCCAATAGGCAAATTCTTTTTAAGTGTTTCATACACTTGACGACCTGCTCTACCTATCTCGTTACCTATACCAAAAGGTAGGTTATCTAATAGGTTACCTTGTATTGCTGTCGTATTAGTTCTATATTCGTTTCTGTTTAGTGTGCTGTATTCTTCGGTTGCTGTTTTACCTAAAAAGTTCCATGCTGATGTAGCATGATTTCTGTATGTAAATGTAACACTAGTTTTAACAATCTGATTTTGAGCGTCATAACTCAATGGTGTAGCAGCAATTGTTTTAGGCCACACTTCATACATTTGCACTTGATAAGATGAGAAACCAGAGTTATCGCCTAGTGATTGTCTGATCTTATCTCTATCTGCAAGTGTATCGCCTGTTGGTTCAAAATTTTGTAATGCAGCGATAAACGTTTTAGTTAATGGTGTAATTGTAATCATACATGGTGTAGCATAATCATCATAGTAACCTACGTTATGTGATATAGGATCAACTATGCTGTTTTGCCATGCCTCAAAAAATATACGTTCATCATAGTTTATACTAGTATAAAATTCTAATGTGACCTCATTGAATTGTACATTTTTAGCAAATGCTCTTTTAGGACCATAATAGGTTTCATTTGTATCGTCTGTGATAGTCTTATCAGGTAATGATACACTTGAACAGAATAGATCCATTCTTAACTGCATATTCTTTTTGATTGCCGCTGACAATCTAGCACTCTTTGCCATACGAGCAGCCTGATCTTTACCTTTTGCGTCAGCGTATATTGATGTATCGCCAAACGTTGCTGCTTTAGGACCATCAATCGTAACCATAAATTGTGTCGGTCTTGCAAACCCACCTGATTGTGTTATGCCTGATCTGAATATGTTGTAAACTGAATTGTAATTAGATGTAACGTTATTTACTGAAAATCTTTTATTAGTTTCGCTTACATTGAATTGTGCTTTAGATGGTGGTATACCTAATCGTATATCTAAATCACCTATCTTTTTACCTACACTAATTATTGACATTAAATAAATCTCCTACTGTCTGAATAAACTTTTGCTTCAGTTGCCTTTTTGAATCTTTGTACAGGTAAGTAGATAGCAACTGCTGCCTCATCTGCATTTACTCTAAAAAATCCTGTCTGTACATATGAGTACAAATACTTTTTGATTGTTGGTTTCACAATTTTTATATTCTTTACATCATCATAGTTTACATTGAATTTTGTCTTATCGTCAAATCTACTATCTGTTGCTGTTGCCTGCATACGTTCTAATAATCTAAATCTCAATAGTGGTGGTAGATAGTGAAAGTTCATACCCATAAACCCACCTGATATTGGTTCTAATGGCAACACCAATGGGAATACATCATAATAAGGTAACGTTTTTCTGTATTTAGGATTGTACCCAAATAAGTTCAATCTGCCTACACTTGGTCTACGATTAAGTTTACCTTGTCTAAACAATTGTCCTGCTGTAGTATTACTAGCAATCTTATTTACTTGCGTTCTATACCAAGTAGCAGACTTTGTTGTATCCCCAGCACGTGTTTTTATAGTGTCAAATACGCTTGCCATATTACTATTTATGTTGGTAATAAATAGATTTATGAAGAAGTTGAAGAATATAGATAAACGACCCTATCAAGGTATATACAAACCACTCAACCCACAGAAATATAAAGGCAATGTAAACAATGTTATTTATAGGTCTAGTTGGGAGAAACGTTTTATGATTTATTGTGATAAAACTAGGGATGTTATGGAATGGGGTAGTGAAGAAATAGCAATATCTTATCGTTCAGTTGACAATAGACCACATAGATACTATCCTGATTTTTATATGAAAGTTAGACAATCAAACGGCACATTCAAAAAGTTTGTTGTAGAGATTAAACCTAAAGCACAAACACGTAAACCTAAAGCGCCATTGCGTGTAACTCGTACTTATAAAAATGCGTTGATTACTTATGAAAGAAATAGAAGAAAGTGGTCTACAGCGTATGCCTGGTGTCACAAGCGAAACATGAAGTTTCTAATACTTACTGAAGACCACCTTAAAACGTTTTAAGCAGAAAATTGCATATCTAATTCTTCATCAAGTTTATTTGATTTCTTTAGATTAAATTCTCTACTTACTAATCTCAAATTTGAGATGTCGTTTGAACCTTGTTTACTCAAAGGCACAATGTGATCTACATGGTACTTCTCGTCAAGTATTTCATGTAGTGATATTGACTCACCTGACACAGCGTCAAAGCCATTTTGTTTGGCCCATAACTCATATCTGTATTTCTGATACGAGTCTGATCTCGGTGTATATTCATTGATAACATCTGTATTAAGAAGATTAGCGTATATATCATTTACATACATGTTCATTCTGTATTGTATGATATTGGCATTGTTCTTTCTTAACATACGGTCAAACGTATAAACATCATCATCAATATCGTAGGTCTTTTTACTTTGTATATTCTTAATCACAAAGCCTTTGTACCATTGATAAAAGAGTTTTCTATCTTTTATGACAATGTTCTTATCTTCAAGCAATTTTGTTAGCATGAAATAATCATAGAACAAAAATGTTTTTGAGTTTATCTTGTCGGTATTACTCTCATTGATAAACTTACAAAAATCTGTAAAGTCTTTACTAAATTTGTGTAAAAACTTAACAGCAGGATTATCATCTGACTCATCTGCATACATTTTGTTTTTAGCAGTGTCGGAGATATTCTTCTCGTTTTTGTATGAGTAACCAAGTAAACAGTTAGCGATGAAGTCGTCAAACTTCAATCTTGTTATCTCGGTATCACTAAACAGTTTTGACATGTACTCAATGTTTTGATCTGACAATACTTTTATAGTATCAGCAACTACATTCAACATACCATTTCTTTTTTCTTGGCCGTTCAATGTTTTACCATCGTTGACTCTTAAAAAAAGATTAGATATATCTTTCTTACTTGCCTTTGTAACCATAATAACATATATTTTAGCATTGTCAATGGCATTAACTAAATTGATCTCGTTTTTAGTTACTGACTCTTTCAATGTAGAATATGAAACAGGTTGTGTAACTTCTACAAACTGTTCATTGTTGTTATTGTCAAGTACAAACATCTTTCTAGTTTTCGGAAACTGAAATAGATTGTTTTTGAATTTCAACAAAGCAACTACTCTATTCCAACCATCAACAACAATGTATCTGAAACCTTTGTCTATGATAGATTGAAAATACTCTTGGTCTTTTTGAGTATCAGCATTGTTTAAGCATTCTTTTGCGTCAACAATGACTAGAGGTGTTACTGCATTACCAGTAGCAACTGATTTGATGAAACTTTGACGCATAGTATTGTCCCATCTGGAATCAATCCCTACAACATCAATTGTTTTTTCTTTTGATTTAAATATTCCTACCTGAAACGATTTGTCTAGGTAAGATTGCTTCAGTACGGTATCATTTAATACTTCGTAACTAAAGTCTTTCATTTGTGATAATAACATAATATAACCTTTCTTATTATCTGTTTAATAAAAGAATCAAACACAATTGTTTAATTCATAGTAATACTATATCATAGTTTGCCGCTTTTGTCAAGCGTGAATTGGGTCTTTTTTAGGGTTATTTTAAGTGTATTTTAGATGAGAACAAAACGAGAACATTGTAGGGTGCCCGAAGGCACCCCATATTGAGAAAGTGAGAGAGATAGATTATGAATCGTCTTCAGCAAGTTTACTAAAATACGACAGGTCATCGCTGTCGTTAGACGATTCAACTTTCTCTACCGAATTGTTAGAAGACGTTGGTATGTCATTGCTGACAGGTGGGAGGTCAATATCTTCAACTGACTCGGTACTTCTTTGTCCAGTAAGTGTCTTATTAAGTTTCTCTTTGAGTTCTTCATAAGATTTAAAATTACTAGGATCAACGAAGGCTTTTAGAGCATATTGAGATTTCCATATCTTGTCAATCTCCTCATCAGTAGGTTTTACTCTACTAACTGGCTCAAATTCAGATTTATCATAATTCCAATAACCATCAACCTTTCTGATTTTTAGTTTAAAGTTTGCACCTTCCCAAAAATCAAATGGGTTTACAGCCTTTTCATCTTCAAAAGCAGGATTCATTGCTTCAGTAATTTTATCAAAGATTTTCTTACCGAATTTGAACAAGAACGTCTTGCCTTCATTCTCTGGATGTTTAGGATCAGATACTACAAAGATATTAGAATAGTAAGATAACTTTCTTTTTCTCTTTCTAGCAATTTCTTTATCGGCTTCTATGCCTGTATTCCACAACCTTGTGTTTTCTTCACTAACAGGATCCTTTTTGTTTAGTGTAGTTAAAGAGTTTTCAATATACCATTGACCACCTGGTCCTTGAAACGCATGATTCCAGACTCTTTGCCAAGGCATATCTTCGCCTTCTATAGCAGGTAAGAATCTTAATACTGCGTAACCATTGCCAGACTTATCTAGTTCAGGTTTCCATAACCTGTCGTCTTGGTACTTGTTTTTCTTTTCGGGTTGTTCTATTGTGTTTTCTAACTTCTTTGTTAGTATGTCAAAATTTGATTTTGACTTCTTTAGGGCTTCTAATGCACTTGACATTGTATTTTACTCCTTGTATATATTGTTGTACGTATTTGTATTAATGTATATTTAATTGTAAATATAATATTATTTATACATTTTTTACAGTTCATTTAGCAATTATATCACTTTTGACTCAATCTGTCAAGCAGCTGTGCCTGTGTGATATATGTTAAATTCTTCTCATTTCCCAATAGTTCTTTATTAGTGGGTTTATCGTCATCTGACTTATTGACTTTATAAAACGACACGTTAGGGTTGTCTTTCAATACTCGTAACCACTCTGCTTCCCATACGCCTGTAGGACTAGGTTCATAATGTGCTGATGAGTAGTTTTTAGTACCCTTGTAGATGTTGTTATATAATTTTGTATCTGATACCAAGTCCATACCTATCATATAGACTTCGGTAGGTTTATCATACTTACATGCAACATGGCCTGCTGTAGCACCAGCATGATATCCTGGGTCTTCCCATTCTTGTGTCTTATCGCCGTCTGTAATCCAAGATACATAGATGTGGGTGTTGTCAATATTTTTCTTATACTTCGTGCCGTCTTCTTTTCTTATCGTTGCTTCACCTTTGATTGTATGAGCATTCATAACATAGTAATTTGTTGGGCCATCATTTGTTATCAAACTATCTGCCTCGTCTTTGTCCTGTGTATGTAACATACCTAGTACCATTGTATCATACATGTAGTTAGGCACTTTAGTCCACTCTCTAAAATAGCAAGGTATCTTATGAGCAATACCCTTGTGATATATTTCGTGTGTCATTGTGCTATCAACAGCAATCAATACGTCTGGTATAGGATTATCTCTATAGTAAGCATTACAGGCATATATCTTACCATGTTCTTTTAGTTTTGTCAAGTCAAAATCTTTACGACTTTCACCATTGCCAATAATAAAAACTCTATTCTTCATAACTATACCTTGTCTAGGCCATCTTTCATCAGCAGTAGGAAATCTATCTGCCTTGTTTCTTTTAGATTGCTCTAATCCTATTTTTAATAATTCTTCTTCTTTAGGCCATTCTTCATCAAAATATTTAACCATAATAATAATTCGCTAAACCTACAACTAATAGTGTAACAAGTATAGAGTTCAATACTAATAATGCTCTATCATGCCATAGATATCCTACGTATGCCCAACCTATAGTTCCAAACAGACCAAACCACATATCTATTTGAGGTATTGATCCAACACTTCTGGCTACAGTTGCAAATAATATAAGAAATACTGATACCCATTTTACATACCAAGACAGATCACCTCTAGGTGTAATCTTCTTAATAACTCTGCTACTGTTTAGTTTAGCAATCTTGTCATCTAGTTTTTCTCTTATTGGTTCTATTGTCATTTCTTTTTCTTTTTAGTTATATGTTTGTAATCTAGGTATTGTGAGCACCACTCATAAAAACTATCATTGTTAGCAGGCCAACATGAAGCAAATGTTTTGTCCTTACGTTGCTGTCTATATTCTTCTCTTACTTGTTCCTCTGTTAACTTACCCTCTTCCATCTAACTCCTTCAAATTGTTTTCTTTCCATTCTTTAGTTGTATCAGGATGATCCCACTTCTCTATTTCTTCTTTTGTTCTACTGCAACCCATACAATAACCACTTTCTTCATCTATTGTACATATGTTTATACATGGTGGCGGTACATATTCGTTCACACAAATACCTCTTTCATTATAAACTTACATTTAGTAAGGTTAAACTTTATAAATGGTGATAGTTTCTTTATTTTAAACGATTTTTCAGGCCAGATAACTGTTTCAGCAATGTCTTTGTCCCATCTCTTAATAAAAGATAAAATCTTATCCAAGATGATGATTGTTTGTACTGATATTTTTTCAGATAGAAGTAGTCGTAGCAATCGTGGATGTTGCCCATTATGTACACGAAACACATCATCAAACAAAATAGAATTATCATTAATGACATTAGAAAGTAATACACAATCCCCTCTAAAATTGTACGTAAAAGATTGATTATACTTTCGCCACTTATTGTAAGTAGTTTCTCCATCTGCTCTAACTAAATTGCCTATCCATGTTTTTGAATTATGGAAGAAGTTACATATAAAATAATCTAGCATTTCTTCCTTTGTATATTTAGTTGTAAGTTTATGAAAGAAAAATCTATCATTACGTTTTAAAAATGTGTTAAATGATGAATTAACTTTGGCATTGTGCCTGTAAAAATCATAACTATCGGAAGTGAAGTGTAGTTTAATAGCCAAATATAATGTATATGCTTCATAACTATTCATATAGGTAAAACTGCTGTACTTGATCGCTCAACCAAGTTCAGTTTTTCTGCCTCTGCTTTTATTTTTTCTTTTAATGATTTGTTGATTAAAGGACCTACAGACGCTGTGTCTATGTCGTTATCTTCACAATAATGCAATACAGCATCCAGGTAAGATATTCTTTTATCCTTTACTACGCCCTCTATAATAAGAGCAAACTTTTTACTATTCATTAACATTATAGTTTTCTGACTATGTGTTTTCTTAATGCTCTTGTTAGTTCTTCTATTTTATCTATGATACTAATTAAACTTGGGTCTGTAATATAAGTTTGTTCTGCTTTTAGTCTATCATATTCTTTTAACGGTATTGTTACCGTTGATTGCTCATTCTCATAAGTCATATCTTGCTCATGCGAATCTCTATTGTAATTATCTGCCATAATTTACCTCACTTTATAATAATATTATATCACAATCTACGTATTTGTCAAGCCTGTTTCTGTTACTAGGTACAGGCAAACCCTTATAGCAGATTAAGCTGCCATTGCAAAGTTATTATTTGCGTTTATAAAGACTATAAGGTAGTCAACCATTTAACTCCAGTATGTTTTATCTGTGAATCGATCCTAACTCTACCCCCTAAATTTCATTGTTTAGATGGTGGAGTAGCCGAGAATTGCACTCGGGTCTTCTACAGGTATTATCATACCTTCTACGTTAAATTCTATAAATTAAGTCCTGGTGCGTATTGTTCCATAATTTCAGGATTTAATTGTAAATTAAATGTTCTAAAAATTACGCATACATCTTTACCAGTAGGTGTGGTAACGGTTGCAAATGTTTCGCCGTTGCTTTTATTTAAATAATATACTACTATATAAACTACTACACCATCTGGATCACCACCTTCTTTGCCGTAACTTAATGAGAGAGGTGTAAAACCTTTATCATTCGCCCAACGATCAATTTCTTCAGGTGCACCACAAACTACAGGTACTTCATCCCAATAGAAGTTGTACTTTTTGATTTCTGACTCTTCAGCAATTGTTACACTTGTTAACAATAATAGTCCGAGTATAGATAGTAATAGTTTTTTCATAGTTAGCCTTTCGGTCTAACTATTTATACTATTCCTTTCAAAAAAGTCTTTCGTGTGCTTATAAAACAGCTCTTGGTGTTTTGCAATGCTCTCTGGCCCATGTATCCACTCTTGTACAAACCCGTCTTCACAGGCAGCCAAAATAACCGTTTGTTCTATCTTTTTGTTAGGATAGATTTCTTCAAACATTTTAGCATATGCTGAACATTGTAAGAAGTTACCATAGTTGTAATCTTTATCTCTTTGTTTTGTACTGGTCTTAAAATCAATTACAGATAGTTTGCCTTTATATTCAGCAATACAATCTACTTGACCTGCAACACTAATCTCTTTTGAGTATAGATATTCTTCTACAC